TTATCTTTTGATGAAACGTTAAAAATATTTTTTAAGTATATTGAGATTAATGGCAAAATTCCATCACTAAAAGAAATATACATGACGCATCGTGTTGGAGCTTGGTATAAATCATGTCGCGGTAGAATAAAAAACAAAGAAGACAACATATATATAAATCTATCAAAAAATACATTAGTCAAAGAAAATATTGATAATTATTTAAAAAAAGATAAGAAGAAAAATTTTAAATTTGACGAATCATTAAATGTTCTTCTAAAATTTATAAATTTAAATGGCAAAATGCCAAAAAGAGAAGACATATATTTGGGGTGTGATATTTACATGTGGCTAAATACACAAAAAAATTATATTACAAATAAAGATGATGAATTATATATATTATTATCCTCAAAGCACGAGTTAATTAAAAAAAATCTTAACAAATATTTAGAAAAAAAAGAAAATAGTAAATAGAGATGGTATTATTTATAAAAAGATGTCAAAAAACATAATTGTTAAAAACTGTTTAGACGAATATTTAAATAAAAAATCAACGAATACTTAAAAATATTTTTTAAAAATTGAATAAGATAAAATATATTTATATAATTAAAAAATAAAAGTATTATTACAATAATAATGGACATAGAAAAATTTAAATCAAATTTGGGTTTTGAATTACATCCCTTTCAAATAGAAGCATATGAACACATAAAAAACAATAATAATATTATATTAAACGTTCCAACTTCAAGTGGCAAAACTACTGTTGCAGAAATAGCAATAAGAGACTCTTTAATAAAGTATCCTGGTAGTCAAGCATATTATACATGTCCGATTAAAGCATTGGCTAATCAAGTATATTATGACTTGTCAAAAAAATATGAAAAAGAAGGAGGAGAAATTACTGTTGGTATTCAAACTGGAGATATATCACTAAATGCAAGCTCTTCTGATATTTTAGTTTGTACTGCAGAAATTTTGGCTTCTAAATTAATGAACAATAATAACAAAGAAAATAAAAAAGAAGAATCTACTGTTAAATTGGAAAATAAACAAGAGAGATTTATAAGTTCTGTCATACTGGATGAAATACATTTCCTAAGCGATGGGTCTAGAGGACATGTGTGGGAAAAAATAATTGTATTAATAAGTTCAAAAATTCCTAATTGTTCACTTATTTTAATGAGTGGAACAATAGGAAATGTTGACTCGTTATTAAATTGGATGAATGAAATAAATCCTGAAAGAAAATGTAAAAGTATTATAAGAACAAAAAGACCTGTTGAATTAAGAAGTTGGTTTATTAATTTTGAAAAATGCAGAAATTTTAAAAAAGAAAAAAAGAAGACAATAGATGAAATTAAAAAAAATAGAGAACTAAATAGAATGGATATTATTCAAAATGATAAAATTATTATAAGTCAATCAACAAATGATCCAAACAAAGATCAATTTGATTTACTTGAGGTAAATAGCAATAATTATGATGTAGTAAAAAAATATTGGGGAAAATTAGAAGAAAGTGAATATTCATTTAAATATGAATTACAGACTTTATGTAATACAATTGCATCGAGTGAAACTTTAGGAACACCTGCAATAATATTTGTTTTTTCAAAAGCTAAATGTAGTGAGTTTGCAGAACTTTTAGAACAGTCATATGTAACTTATAAGGAAAGAGAAGAAATATTAAATTTTTATGATGAAAATCTGAAAGAATTTAAGGACAATTCACAATATATCAACTTAAGAAAAATAATAGGAAAAGGGATAGCATATCACAATTCTTCATTGTTGCCTAAGGTGAAGGAATGTATAGAATTTTTACTTAAAAAAAGATTAATCAAATTTTTATTCGGAACAGAAACAGTTTCGATTGGTATAAACGCAAGTATTAAAACAGCTGTTATAACAGGAATTCAAAAACCTTCAGAGAACGAATTTAGACATCTATTTGTTTCTGAATATAAACAAATGGTGGGTCGTGCAGGAAGATTGGGTATTGATAAATTTGGAAATGTCGTTTTATGGTTGATGGGTTACAAAAATAAAAAATATCCTTCATGGAATGAATTAAATAATATTTTAAACGGTAAAATTGACAATGTCACATCAAAATATACGATTGAACCAATATTTGTATTAAAAAACTTGGAAGATAGAGTTCATACGATTGTCTCGAACAACAGTTTAGCTTATTATAAATCATTTAGAAGTAAAAAAAAAGAAATTACAGTTCCTCCTAAATTAACTAAAATTTATAATTTAAAAATGCAAATGATTGGATTAGAAAAGAATGGTTTAAGTTGTAATATGAAATCATATAATAAATTATACAAAGCATTATCAAACGATGAAAAAAAAGAATTTGAATTAATTTTAAAAACTCAAAAAGAAAATGAATTAAAAACAGATTTAGATTATTATGATGATTTTGAAAGAGATATTTATAATTTTTTGTTAAATAATAATTTTATTGAAAAAAATGAAGGAAAATATATTTTAACTGAAAAAGGTAATTTAGCAGAATTATTTACAGAAATCAATCCAATTATATTTGTTAATGATAAAGAATTTATATTAAAAGAAGATGTTTTACCAGCCTTATCAATGTTTATTGATGATGGATTAAAAGAAAGTGAAGATGATATTGAAAATTATTCCGTGATTGATAATGAAACAATACAATATTTTATGGAAAAATGTTTAACAACTTATTCAGAATACATTGACAAATATCCAAAATGGACTTTTTATCCAAAGAATTATGTATTTTTAAGTTACTGGTTAAGTGATGAAAATATTAGTTTGGATCAAGCAGTTAAAGATTTTGGATACGATATGGGAACAATAACTAAAGTTTTAATAAAAATGTATCAAGTATCGGAAGAATTAATTAATAATTTAATTAAAATTAATAGAACAGATATGACTGAATATGTTGTTCAACAAAGAAGTTTATTAATAAGATATCCATTGAGATTAGAAAGTTTATATGTAAACAATTAAATTAAAAATAATTTTTATAAAGATTTATCATTATTTATTATAATAATGAATTTTATTGCAGATTTAAAAGATGATGAACATTTTATAAAAACATATATATTTAAAAAATATGTTAAAAAAATAGATGAAGTAACAGCTTTAATAAAAAATGATGCTGATTTAGAATATGGTTTCGATTTCCAAGATTTTGATATTTTAAAATATAAAATTCAAGCATATATTAAAAAATTTAAAATTTTAGAATTTGAAAAAGAATATAATGGTAAAATTGATGAATTAATTAATAATGTTATATCGTTAAGTTTAGATAACTACAAAAATAAAATAAATTACTTACCTAATACTTTAAAACATCTTAAGTTAATAAATTACAAACATGATTTACATTTACCAGATAATTTAGAAAACTTTTATTTTGAAATAAAACAAGAAAAACAAAATCAATACTTTAATATGGCGATAGGACAACAAGCACCACTAGCAATGATAAATTATATTGATAATGACATACAAGCAGAAGAAAAAGAAGAAGATAATAAAGAACAGTTTATATTGTTTAATGAAAAATTAAAAAATGTGTATTATCGTGACACTAACAAAAAAGTTGTTTTTCCTAATAGTGTTGAAATTTTAAATTGTAACACAAATTTTAACATTAAGGATGAATATTCTGAATTACCAGAAGATTTGTTAGATTTTACTTATGAAGGAGATGACAATATAAATTGTAATTGTCCTCGTTTAAAATTTTTTAATTTTGAAAATAAAATTTCTTTTAAACAAAACAAGATATTATTAAATAATTGTGATTCTTTAGAAGAAATTTGTGTAAAAGACAAAGATGGAGTTACAGAATTTGTTTTACCTGAAAATGTCCATGTATTACGAACAATATTGAATAGGAAAACAAATAGTTTAATTAATAAAAACTTGCTAATTTTTGTATCAATGTTTGATAATACAATAAAAAACAGAACATTACATCTTTCAAATAAAATATTATCGTTTGATTTATTTCCAAATAGTATAAATTGTAAGTATAAAAAAGATATTTACTATACTTCCTCGATTATTAGTTTAAAAACTGTTTATTTCAAATATTTGCCAAATAAATTATTGCATTTAGAATATAACGATATTAGAAGAGATAAAATAAATATTAAAAATACAAAAATACCTTTTTTTGCTTTTTGTGTTAACATCAGTATAAAATGTTATGTTTCAAAAATACCTTTATTTCATACTTTGTACTTAAAAAAAAATATAAATTTTATTAAAAGAAAGATAAATAAATATTCAAAAAACAAAATAGAATATTTAAAAAATATACCAGAAAACAAAAATATTAGTTTTAAATTAGATTTTGACAAAGTTATGTATAGTCCTTCTTTTGAAGAAACTTATTTTAATAAAAGAGTAAATGAACAAATACCTAAACAAAATGAAAGGACAAAATATGACTATAAAAAAAAACTTATTAGGGATAATAAAAGTCACAAAAAATTGAGAGGAAAGGTTGAATATCCAACAATTTATAAATATGAAGAAGTGTATAAAGATATTATTGACGATTATAAGAATTTTTTTGATTGTATGACAAATTATACAGAAAATAATGAGATAGTGAGAGATAGTAAAGGAAAAAAAGTAGATATATTTGACAATATATCTACTGAAGAAAATAAAAAAATTGTAAATATGAAAAGAAAACAGTTAGAAAATTATTTAACAAACACACTTAATAAATTTAATAAAACAAATGAATCAAATTTTATTTTTTTCACAGGAAATTTAACTTATGATAGTACAAAAATAATTAAAAGATATTTTGAAAGTTGTGACTTTATTGATAAAATTAAACATATATTAAAATTTGTAAAAGATGAACCAAAAGTTTATTAAATAGTTTAACAAATATTTGTTTATTTATTAAATAATAATGAGTTTTCAAACAAAACTGTTGGAAGAAAGAAAAATAGTAAATAATGGTTTTCTAGGTGAGGTCATATATCTAGAAGACAAGGAATTAAATGAAGATGACATTGATTTGTTAGAAAATGTAAAAAAAATTCATTTTTGTCCTGATTTTGATAAATCTATAGATGATCTACCAGATAATTTAACAGAAATATATATAAAAAATTTAAAAGAATTAAATAAATTACCAAAAAAATTAAAAGTGTTTAAATTTCATTACATAAAAAAAATAAATAATAGCTGTTTTCTTAATACTAATTTAAAAAAATTAATTTTCACTAATAACTGTGGAGTTAGAGATGTAATTGAGAAATACGTTAATGTGAATGAATACAATGAAATGTTAAAAAATATTTTTGAAAATAATATACCATCAACATTGGAAGAAATAATATTTGATTTTAATTTACTTTATGATAAACATTATAAAAAAAATATAAAATTTAGTAATTTACCTGTAAATTTAAAAAATATGAAATGTTTAATAAATATAAATACTAGTTATTTACCAAATAAATTATCAGAAATAGAGATTAAAGGTAGTTATAAAAATACACTTTTTTTACCATCTTCTTTAAAAAAAGTATCAGGATGTTTTTCTACAAATTTACCTAATAAATTAAAAGATATAACTTGCAATTGTTTTCCGAACAAAATAAAAATTCCTAAAAATGCATTAAAAGTGAAGTTATTTGTAAAACAAAATTCTGAAAAAAAAAAATTAACATTTAATATTAATACAAGAGGAGAATGTGAACAATTATGTATATTTTGTGAATATATGTTTAAAAATATTAAATTAGGTTTATTTGCAAATAATTATGAAGATTTATCATTAGAGACAGAATGTAATATTGATACCATTAATACTAAAATTATAAATAAAACTGAAAAAAATATATCTGTACAAAAAATAAATTTTAAAAACTGTGATATAAAAAATGATTTTGAAAATATAGATTTTAAAAATATTATGATACAAATAGGAAAAAATTCAAAATTCACAAAATATAATTTAGATAATGTGTCAGTAGATAACTTAACAATAAATGATTGTAGAAATGTATATTTTCCATACATAATACCTCTAAGTATTAAAAATGTTATTATTAAAACTAGTAACATACAAACTGATATTAATGTAATAAAACAATACAGACAAATAAATAATATTTCAGAGATTTGGAAATATGGAAGGTATTTTAAAACAGGACAACTTAGTAATTTGTTTAGTAAACAAGAAAATTTGACAGATTTTAATTTTTTAGAAATAAATTCTTTGAATGAAATATTTTCAAAATTTATTGATAATAAATTGCAAAAATGTAAACACTATTGTAATAAAAGATATAAAGACAAAATAAAATATTATAATCAAAATATTGATTTGTGTTTTAACGAAATAGAACTAAACAAAGGTGAAAATATTATGCTTGGATATATTGATATACTTTTTTTTATTGACGTTAAATTTGAAGATAATATTACTATAATAGAAACCAGAGAAGAAGAATTTAAAGAGTATTTATTATATTTGATAAAAAATGCTAAAACAATAAAAAATAGAGTAGAAAATAGTTTTAATGTTGATAAAAATTATGTAGCGTGTGAAATATTATATTTATTAAATGGTAAAATATTTTGTAGTACATATATTGACAAAATATATAATTTAACAAAAAGTTATAAAAAAAATCACATTATAGGAAAAGAATATTGTAAATGTGTAGAAATAGTTAAAAAATATTGTGACAAAGAATTTGAATTAATGAAAAGTAAACAATTTAATGTAAAATTATGTGTTGAATAATATTTGTCACACATACAAATTATTATGATATTATTATAAAAAATACACAAAAGAAAACATGAGAAACAAGAAAAAGTTACAACAAAGAATTAATCTTGACTTTTTGAGGAACTTTAAAAATTAAGTTTCCAAAATGAAGGATCATTTACTTTATTTACTTCAGATAAATAACTACCATGAAAATCAAGTTCCTCAATGCAGATACCAAAGAAGAGTTCTTTATCTTGGTTGTCCTCCTTGTTCTCTTATTCTCCTTGTTCTTCTTGATCACCTTATTATCCCCGTCATCTTTGTTCTCATCCCTCTTTCTCTTTTTGTTAGAATCCTTAGGACACAAAGGTGAACTTGAGGAACAAGAACAAGAACAGGTACAATTAGCAATAGTTGTAGACATGAGAAAACAGTAAAAGTATAATATATTATTTATAGGATGTTCAATATATATTTTTTTCAATTTTTATTTATTTTTTATATAAATAAAAATATGTATAAGATAAAGATAATTTATAATATTAATAATTTAATTAAACATGTCAATAAATTTTTTTGAAGGAGAAAATAAAAGTTGTTATTCATCAGATTTAGAAAATATCATAAATTTTGACGAAGAAGAAAGATTTTGTTTGTATAAACAAATAATTAACAATGTGAAAGACAATTTTGTAGAAAAAAAAAATCACATGAATAAAGAAAGAAGTTTAGTTAGAAATGAAGGATTATTTTATATATCTGAAAGTCCACATGAATTACAATATTTATATTCAAAATGTAACGACGAAATAATGGAAGATCTTTTAGAAGAAAAAATAAATATATTACTTAATAAAAAATATGTTCAGTGTGGAAATAGTGCAATTGAAGTATTAGACTTATATACTGTTTTTATGGATTCCAATATAAAAAGAAAAGAGGATATCCTAACATTTAATAAATTTCCTAGGTTAATTATTAAATCTAATTTAAATTACGATGTCTATAATTTAAATTACGATGTCTATAATTTTATATCGGACAATGTTCTGAGTATAAAAGAATATATTAAGGATTATCCTTTTTATTGTTACAAAATAATACCTTATTTTGCAAATAAAGAAGATAAAAAAAATTTTGACAAACTTAAATCTACAAAAAATCATTATTTATTAGATGGCAATTTTAATTCTTTAAAATTTGAGTTTAAAGTCAATGAAATAATACATAGGTTACCACAATATTTAGAAATATTTGAAACTATAAATTCTCATAAACTTCCAAAATTACCAAAAACATTAACAAAATTGTGGTTATTAAATACAGACGCAAAAAATAATTTATATGAATTAAACGATGATTTACAAGAACTTATATGTATGTCTGATAAATGTACTATTACAGGAAGTTTTGATAATATACGAAAAATGGCAACAGGTTCTAAATTAATTCAAACAAGTGTATCTTTTATAAAAAAGGTAACAAATTATATTTCTTTAAGTAACGAAGTGTTAAATTTAAAAGAAATGCTTTATTTTAGTTATTTTGGTAGCGACTCTTTAATAATTACTGCTCCAAAATTAAAAAGATTATATTTGTATGTGAGAAGTAATACACAGCATGAAATATTATGTATTTCAGAAAATTGTGAATTAAAATTATACTTTGAAAAAAACACTTCAATGGAAAATGTAAAAATAAATTGTAAAGTAAAAAGTGTAATATTAGTAAAAGATGAAGGTTCTAAAGTAAAAACAGATAGTTTTTTTGTAAGTAATAAAAATGAAAATAAAGATTTACAACAGTTAATGGTAAATTATGAAAAGTGTAATATAATTGATGGAAATGTTAAATTTTTATCAGTAGTAAATTATGTAAAAATATATAAAAAATGTATATTAAAATATTTATCAAATTCAGTAAATAAATTAGAAATAAATTTGTATAAACATGATTTTATTAAATCAGAAAAAAATTTGTCTTTAAAAAAAAATAATGCAGAAAAATATAATAGTAATATTTCTTTATATAATCTTCCTAACTCTTTAATAAAATTGTCTTGTGGATGTTTTATTAATCATAAAAATATAAAAATACCAAAAAAAATAAAACATTTAGGACTAATAGACGATTATGTAAATATTAATAAAATTCATATAAAATCTATTGATAGAGTAATATCAAAGTATTATTATAATAAAAATAATAATTTATTTGTAAGAGATTTTAAAAAGGATAGTGAAGGTCCTATAAAATCATTATCAATTCAGTATGAAAAAATAACAGAAGATGAAGTTTTATTTAAAAAACAACTTGACCATATTTTAAAACACAAAAATAATATTGAAACAAAAATTTTACAAAATGATTATAACGAAAATAATGAAAAAGATAAAAAAAATAAAATAGCACATATAAAACACTTAAGTGTTATTGATGAAGAAATAAAATATTTACAAGAACAATTAAATAATTTTAAAAAAGAAATAGATGGAATAAAAACAACTCATAAAGATAGTAACAGAGTGTATAGAAATGGAAAAGGTCAAAGATTATGTTATTCAGAAAGGAAAGAAAAATTTAAAAATAAGATAGAAAGTTTAGAATATGGTATATCTTTTAATGAGACAACACCAATACAAGATTTTAAGGTATTAAAAAAATTAAAAAAATATAATTTTAATATTACAGAACTATTTGAAAAATTGGAT